ATTTGCGATCCAACAAATCACGATGAAGAGATTGGCTGGATAGCTTATTTTATTATAGAAGCTTTATTTAGAGAAGCTTTAACAGAAAAGCTTTATAAATACGAGCAACAAAAATTAATGCAAATTGCATAAAGATTTATAGAAGCTTTATTTCCTTGCAATAGATAAAGCTTCAATTAAATTTTTATCAATAACCAATAAATATATGAATAAAACAAATCTCAACCAATTAGTACGCGGCGGCGAGCAAACGCTTTTAAACGCCGTTTTTGTCTCATTATCCAGCATTGGAGCAATCATTGCATTAATAGCAATTTTAATAATCAAATAACAAACCAATAAAAGAAAGAAAACAAAATGAAAAATGTAATAGAAAATAAATTAAACCTACCAAACAACAAAATGTATTTTGAATTTTTTGGTACTGATAACAAATCAGCTGGTATTGCTTTTTATGAAAGCGAAAGCGAAGCAATGCAAGATTGTTTAGAATTAATTAAATCCGATGTAGATTTATTGCCGCGTGTTAAATTCGTGGAAACCACAAAAGCGATTGAGATAATAAATGAAAGAGCTAATAATAATTTTGAGTTTCCTATGGATAGCGGTGATTCATTTTTTAGACGAAATTAATTTAATAAAACCTATAAATATATGAACATCACAACCGATAAAGAAATATTAAAAGATTTATTCATTGCTGAATTCAGCGATGTATATATAAGCGAAATTTATATAAATGCTTATACGGATTATATACGTTTCGTTGCGTACGAACCAGCATCAGAATGCAAAGATGGTACGTATTGGAATGAAAAAACCGGATCATTTGAAACATCAAAAGCGATTGTAACAATTACAAAAGTCTTAGGCGATGTTCAGTTAGACTGGGGCGAAAAACATTTCCCTTGCATAGAAACCGCAAAGAATGCTATTTTAACGATAGAGTTAGCTGATATGGCTAGCTGCTTAAACAAATTAATATAAATATATGAAACAATCACAGAAAGAAAAGTTCCGAAAGGACCTAACCGAGTTCGCTAAGAGCTACGAGACTAGACCTAATTATATTGACGCAGTAAGACGTGTTCAAGGACTCGAAGAATGGTATCGAGACCTAGACCGCCAAAATCTTACTGAAGAAGTTATAGACGCAATGGCACGCCATTATGAGAATCAAACTATCTCAGAGGGTAGAATCTATGTAAGTAATAATCCTAACTGGAAAGAATAAAATGAAAGCCAATAACGAAACAAAATACATTGTTTGGGTAGGTGGTATTGATGATCACTACACAAACTTATTAGATGCAGAATCAGCCCTAAGAGAATGGAAATCTAAAGGCTATGATGATGTTCAACTTGAAACAATTAAATAATAAATAATATGAGCGAAACATACATTACTACAGTCGAAGTACTACAAAATGATCACTACAGTATCTTTGCTGAATGCGAGATTACTTATAGTGAAATAGAAAACGCCGAAACCCATCCTTACGGAGATGGAGTTGCTACCCAGTATTATAGTGAAATAGAAGTCGAAGATGTCGATATTCTATGTTGGTATCGTGAGTTCGATTGCGATCAAGAAATGGAACAATGGATCCCAGAACATATGAATTTCTATAGCGGCTCAGATGGATTAGATTACGAAACTAAACAGAAGATTATTAGAACCGCCGAAAGTTCAATAGATAGCAGTATATTACTATGAAGAAAACAAAAGAAAATCTCGCTCTCTTAGAGGGATTGCTAATTGGATTGACTTCTGGTTTCGCAATCTTCTTAGTAATGCTTTTGATAAGTCTAATCTAGTAGACACACCTATCCTTAAAAACCACAAGCCACATATGCAACTCATTCGAAACGCAGTTGATCCACATCACATACAACGCACGCATCTTATCGAGATGTTGTGGCTTTTCGTTGCGACTTTCGCTACGCTACCTTTGGTAAATTCGATGTCTTACCGGTATCGCTCTTACCTAATTATACTCAATATAAAATACGTGTCAAGCACAAAGTATTGGCACTTACCTAAACCATTAATAATCAAATGAATAAAAATACCACAACCGCCGAAATCGAACCCAGTTTAACTGAGTTCGTTGTAACCGAGAGCTACTACATCAAAGCTAGAACTCGTGAAGAAGCCTACCAAATGGTAGCAGATAATGATTTCAAGTACGGAATCAACAACCATAATGTAAACATAGAAGTAAATTTTTAAATATGAAACAAGATACAATACAATTCTACATCTACCCTCTTGGGATCGCTGATTCCTTAGGTCAAGATGATTTCGTCCTAGTCCGTAACAAGCTAGGATCGCTCGACACTAAGTTCGTCTCGGATTTAGTTGAAGGAGACTACTACTGCAAACGTATACCAAAACCTTTGCCACCTAGAAACGCCGAAGATATTCTTAAATACATAGCGGATAATTGTCTTACCTTTAAGTATTTATTTTCTGAAGAAGATGAATACGGTTATGAAAGGTGTAAAGCAATAGAGCTATATCAAGATAACGAACCTATATCTATGACAAACTACTCTGAGAACTGCATCAGAGAAGCCGTTGAACCTATTATGGATATGGAGGAACTATGATTGAACAAGACTCATCAAGTTATTCAAAAGAAGACCAGTCCAAATTTGTGGACAAGTGGGAGAACAATATAGAAAAGATCGAGCGCAATCGTAAGATAATGAGAGAAGGTGCCGAAGCCGTAGAGATATATAAATCTTTGGGTTTACTTGCAACCGAAGGATACAACATTCGCCGAGTTGACAAGATTCCGTAGTAGTGAACATCTGTTCACCTATCTCTCTCAAGCCCCTAGAAATAGGGGTTTTATTTTTTTATTGACATCGAGTTCGGTGTCTGTTATTATGATTTCATAATCTTAATAATGAGATTATGTACAAAGAAAAAATTATGGAATACCTAGCAAACAAATGGATGATTGACACAATCATCGACAACCACATCAACGAGGGCAAGTCAGCGTCAGCTACCCAGCTCGCCGTTTATCACAACATAGTAGAAATAATGTATTGGGGAATACACCCAAGTGATTGGACGCAAATGACTCACGAGGAACGAGTCAAACGAATACTCGAACACGACAATGGAGAGTTCGTAACAAAAGATACAATCAATAACTATAAGTTGAAGTAACAAAAGTAAACTGACTGACACTCAGAGCTTGACAAGTCCTCTCATTCGTGGGAGGACTTTTTTATGTCACATTTCTACTCAAGCTCAAAAACTCCACAGTTTCTAGAAGATGTCACTACGCCGCACCAAGCCCTCAAGAAAGGAAGAGCGTACCCATCTGTTACAACTGTACTCGGAATAGTTAAAGACGATTTCCTCGATAGTATTTATATGCCCCGAAAGTTAGTTGACCTAGCAAGAGAACATCCTACCCAACATTATTCTGTACTCAAGGAATGGTGCTACGGATTTCGAGAGCATCCATTTACCGGAGAGATGATCTCAAGCTCTGAGTTCGGGACTGCCGTTCATAAACGAATCGAGGATTGGTTAATGGACGGAGAGGGCGAAGCCAGTGCTTACGATGATTGGGCGAAACCTTTTATAGATTGGGTAAATGAAGAGGGTGTGCAAGTCGTTGACTGCGAGTACATTATCTCAGATAGTAGGTTCAAGATAGCTGGTAGCATTGATTTTATTGGGCTAGATAAAGATGAGAAAGTCTTTCTCGCCGATTACAAATGCCGAAGTTGCAATGACGGCAAGGGTAAGTTCTATCCAAAGGACTGCAAGCAGTTAGCAATCGAGAGCGTAATGCTCGCTAAAAAACTGAAGCTCGATTACTTTCCAAAGGTACGATCAGTATGTATCGATACCAACACAGCTGAACACTACCACTACGAATGGTCGGACGATGAGTTCAATCACTACTTTGAATGTGCAAAGCTCGCCGCCAAAATATATTGGACGGAGAGAATGACACCTAAACCTAAAAAAAATAGAAAGAAATAATGTGGATACTACCAAAAGAAATACAATCACTCACCTCAGTCTCTGTACTGGATACGAAGGAATCGGAAAAGGACTTAGAAGAGTTCTGCCAAATGTCCGAGAAATCGCTTATGTGGAGATCGAAGCCTTCGCAATTGCGAACTTGGTTAACAAGATGGAAACGCAACAATTGGATGCAGCACCTATCTATACAAACCTTAAGACCTTCCCATACGGAAAATTTCGTGGAGAAGTGGACATACTATCTGGAGGATTCCCTTGCCAACCATTCTCTCAAGCTGGAGCTAGAAAAGCTACAGAGGACCCAAGACACCTCTTCCCTTACATCGCAGAAGGAATCAGAGAGTGCCAACCTAGAATTGTTTTCCTCGAAAATGTCGAAGGAATCATCTCAGCAAAAACCACAGATGGAGAATCAGTTCTCAGATATGTCCTCAGAACATTGGAAGGATTGGGTTACAAAGCAACGGCTGGAATATTCTCAGCGAGTGAAGTCGGCTTCCCACATCAGAGAAAAAGAGTCTTTATCCTTGGCGTATCCGACACCATCAGTAGCGGGCTGCGTAGAGGGCGGAGTAGCGAAGAATGTAGAGATGAACGAGAAGGGATTCTCAGCAACGAGGGAGAACGGAACGAAGTACGGAGCGAAACTGAGGGATGCGGTAATACATCAAGCATCTTGGGCAACTCCGAATACAATGGATGTTCTTCCGCCGAGGAGCTACGAAGCAACTCAGAAGCAAGCAATGACTGCACGAAAGGGGAGGAACAATCCGGCGAATCTAAGAGAACAAGTGGACCCAACTTGTGTGAAGGCATACAAGGATGCGAAGAATTGGGGTACTCCAAAGGAACAAGACAGTCGAGCAGCGATGACAGATCGGGGCAAGCACAACTTGGGGGAACAAGTTCACGGAATGCACAATCAGAATTATCCGACACCGACATCGAGAGATTGGAAGGGAGCGTATTCAAAGGAAAGCCAAGAGAACAAACCGAGGAATCTTCTTCCGGATGCAGTTGGGGAAAATACCCAGCGAGACCTAATGAAGAACAATACGAATGGGAAGCCCCTCGTGTCGTTGAAGCTAAACCCCGATTGGGTGGAGCAACTAATGGGTCTTCCAATAGGGTGGACAGACTTCGACTTCTCGGAAATGGAGTAGTACCACAGACTGCTGCTAAAGCATTTGAAACACTTATCAAAAGGGTACTATGAATAAATACGAGATTATCTACAAGCATTTTGATATGCACCCAGACTATCGAGGATACCAAGTGAAGTGGGCAAATGATAAAGCTCAAGCAATCAAATACATTTGTCCTACTAAACCAAGTAAAGATGGATACGGCACAACCAAGAAGGGAGCTAAAATTCAAATACTAGAAGTAAATGAAATACCTACCTCAGAATAAGCTCGGAGATTGGAGGGAAAAGAACAAACCAAAAAAGTGCCCACTTGTTGAGTACAAAACCTCAAATTGGGTGGTAGATCACAATCACACCAGTGGCTTTGTAAGGGGCGTTGTATCCTCAGAAGGTAACGTACTACTAGGAAGAATAGAAAACGCCTTTAAGAGGCTTTCTCGTGACGCTAAGAAGGCTTCTCTGCCCACTATCCTACGTAATATGGCTTCGTACCTTGAACAAGAGGACACTCACATCATTCACCCAGAGGGTTTCCGCCAACTGTACAAAAGATTTTATTCACTCAGTAAGGATTTACAGCTTGACATCCTCTTAAAATTTGGCACAAACAGAGACGACATCTCGAAATGTTCCAACGCAAAAGAGAGAACAGATTTATACAAAAAAATACTGAAAGGAAAATATGACTAAAAATATCAGACAAAAACTCCAAGGGATTCAATCATCCCTTAAGGCTCCTAAGGGGCAAACTAATAAGTTCGGCGGATATAAATACAGATCAGCCGAAGATATACTAGAAGCAGTCAAACCATTACTCGCCGAATGGCAGTGCGTTTTGACAGTCCAAGATGAAGTTGTTGAGATCGGCGGACGTGTATACGTAAAAGCTACGGCTCGCATCTCTGATACTGAACACGATAACTCAGTTGAGACTACCGCTTTTGCTCGTGAAGCAGAAGTAAAGAAAGGTATGGACGATGCACAGATTACTGGCTCCGCTAGTTCTTACGCTCGTAAGTACGCTCTCAATGGATTACTATGTATCGATGATACAAAAGATCCGGACGCTACTAATGATCACGGCAAATCCCAACCGAAAGCCGTTGCTAAATCTAAGACACCAACAAAGGCAGTTCAAAAGACAGATGCCTTTGATGGACTAATGTAATTTTATAATATATAATTATGAGTAAATACGATAATACGAACAAGGGTGCATTATTCAAAAATGATAAAGAAAACGAACGTCAACCAGACTTTCGTGGCACTGTAAACGTTGATGGCACTGACTATCAATTAGCCGCTTGGGTAAAGACAAGCGATAAAGTAGGTAAATACTTCTCCTTATCTGTATCTGAAGCCCAAAAGCAGACTAAGAAAGAAGCAGTAGCAGCTGAAGAAGATCCCTTCTAATGTCTGATACTTTACCGGATTCTGGAGCTAGGACCGCCTTCGATACGGGGGCGGTTCGAGACTCTATGAAGGGCAAAGGTATGCCTAGTATGATACCCACTTGTGCAATTATGGCTATGGCTAAACGCTTCGAGGACGGAGCTACTAAGTACGGAGCTGATAATTGGAGGAAGGGTATTCCTACCTCAAGATACTGCGATGCGGCGTACAGACATCTTATGCAATGCAGAGACAATGATACTACTGAAGATCACTTCGGAGCAGTGCTTTGGAATATGTCTTGTTGGCTATGGACACTTAAAGCCATCGAGGACAACAAGTTACCACCAGAATTAAATGATATACAAAACTAAAAATGGACTTTAATGATATGATAGTACTCTATGACTAATAAACTTCTCAACAATCTATATGACGGAGTTGACCTAGCTTTGCACCTACAAAGAGAGGCAACTGAAAACAAAATCGAAATCGAAAAAAAGAATCACCTCAGATATTTAGGACAGTGTCTGAGCATAATGAAAGAACAAATAGATGATGGAAGAAAACGAATTAAAGATACCGAAGAATGTGGATGCCGAGGAGAGAGTCCTTGCGAAGTGCCTAGCGGATGACACTTCTGACTTCTTCGATAGCATCGCACACAAGATAAATGCAGATGACTTTTATCTTTACAGACATAACTTAGTTTTTCAAAGTGTCAGTTCACTCGCCAAGAAAGGCGAACCCTTAAACGAAATCTCATTAGTAGAGGAGCTTAAACGTTCCTCTACCTTTGAGGACGTTGACGGGATGACAATGATTGAAACTTTATTGAACAAGCACACCACTACTTTAGATGCTCAGAACTGTGCCAATGTAGTAAAGGAGAAATCAAACCTTCGGAAGATGATAAGAACTTTTAAGGTTGCTCTTGAGAAAGCCGAGGACGAATCAGATAGTACTGATAGTATTCGTGCAGATGTAGAGGGCAACCTTCTGGACTTAGAGACTAGTACTGGTTTTGATATGACTATCAATTCTGCTATTGACGAACTTCAGATGGAGTTCGAGCAGCAGTTATCCGGCGAATGGAAAGAGGACGTAATCAAGACTCACCTTCCGCACCTTGACGACAAGTTAGGGAACGGAGGGATTGGAGCTGGAGAGGTTGTGGTTATCTCTGCTCCTACTTCTTGCGGTAAATCCCAGTTAGCTATAAATATTGTAGCTAGATCAGCCTATAAAGATGGCATAGGATGCGGCGTATTTAGCCTAGAGATGCCTAGGAAGCAAGTTCTTAAACGTATCCTCACTTGTAAATCCGGGGCGAACCTACGGCAAATTAAGGACAAAGTAATTGCTGATGACAAGATGAAAAAGATTAGGGAAGGATGCGATAGCCTAAAGGATATGCCCATCTATACAGTGCACAGCATAAAGAACATTGGAGAGCTTTGCTCGCACGCTAGAACTATGGTACGCAGATACGGCGTAAAACTTTTAGTGATTGATTATCTACAACTTATTCCTTTCAGCACAAGTAATCAAAGTAAGAACGATGCTATAGCTAACATCTCTCATACTATCAAGCAACTAGCTCTTGAGTTAGAGGTAGGAGTTCTACTCCTTTCTCAAGTAAATAGAGAGGGAGCTCGCCGAGAAGGTGGTCTAGCTATCTACGACCTTAAGGATTCTGGTGATATTGAAAACGATGCGGATGTAATCATTCTTATGTGGGCAGAAAATGATGACGTAGAAGCATCGAAAAGACTTGACGGATTAGGATCATATATCAGTATGAAGTACAACGTAGCGAAGAACAGAGAAGGAGAGAGAGACGTGAAAGGTAAGTTCAAGTTCTACACTAATAAAGGTCTGTTTATATAATACTTTGATGTAGGTAGTCCGCCTATTAAGACGGCGGTGGGTTAATCATATTCCCTTTCGCCGCCTACATCTTTAATTTATGAAGAATAAAGAAAGAGCAGTCGCAAGAGGACTCGAAAAACTCTACCCCGAACTAGGTACTCTGCAAGAACCGGAAGACCAGTTCAGTCCATTCGATTTTGAGTGCGACAAATACATTATCGAAGTGAAGTGCAGATCTCAAGCTTGGGATCCGTGGTTCATAGAAGCTATTAAATACAACTCCAATATGGAGATAGCAAAAAATCTCAAAAAGGATTTTATTTTCTTGACGGAAGTAAACAAAACTGTTTATCTTTACAACATCAGCAAATTAACTAGAAAGGATTATGATTTTAAATGGACTACGAAACTATTACCGAACTCCACAGAGTTCACCAAACAAGGGAAGTCGGAGAAACCAATAGGGTACCTCTCGGCAAAGGACGCAACTATTTTACATTTATGAGATTACATATATTCAAGGTGCCCGAAATCTATATCATTCCTTCTATCTTCGTAGAAGTGGACGGACTCAAAGGGGACAGAATAATTTGGCTATCAGTAGGGTTCTTGAACTTTACACTAAGCCTACAAATAACTAAAAGATAATGAGTGAAAATACAGAAAGACTACAAACCAGAATTGATATGATCCGTATGGAGTCACGTCAAATATCTTACCGCATAGAAGCTCTTGAAGAACGCCGAAAGGAGTTACAAGATCAGAAGAAGCACCTCAAAGAATTACTTTCTAATATGTCTTAGTTCTGTATTAGGTTTATAAGTTAACTGTTATCTACTAGCCCTCACCGTTTTATTTGTTTTCCGGTGGGGGCTTTTTTATCTGCCAAAGAATTGTTTGAATGACTCTGTGTCTCTCATCACCTCAAGAACTCTCGGTGTCATTACACCTTTTTCAATTTGGTCTTGTATATATAGCTGTACTTGAGACGAAGGTAAGGTATTTATTTTTTCCTTAAAGTACTCGGCTCTCTTAGCTACTGTTAAATTCTTTGCTTGTCTATCTATAGAAGTTAATCCTTTTGCTTTTTCATCTAACTTAGTTTGTACTCTTCGTCGAACCGCATCATTTACATCTGGTCTAGATAGTTGCTCTATAAGAACAAACTGCTTATCAAATTGAGATGCTTCATTATATCTTCTTAGTATTTGAGAAGCTATTCTACTTGCTTTAGCTGATTCTGTATTTTCTTGTTTCTCTAAGTTCTCTATAATGGATCTGTCACCAGTTCTTTTCTCGAATACATCAGTGAAAGTTCTACCGTAAAATCTTCTAAGGATTGGTACATCTCCTCGATTTATTTTTTCGTTTTTGTACATTTTAGAAGTTAGATCCAACAATCTTTTTACTGTTTGACCGGGACCTCCAGTATAAGTCTGATATAAGTACAATAGATTCTCTGGAGATACTTCGTATCCCATATCTTTTAATTGATCAGCCATTGACATAGCTAACTCGCCGCCTTGAGTATCGGCAGTCCAAGGAAATATCTGTTCAGTTGCACTAATGTTTTTGGTTTCCAACCAAGTAGGTCTGATGTCTCTACCTAATCCATCTTTATTCTGAGCTAACTCAGTCATAGGTCTTAGGATAGTCGGAACTGGAGAGCCTCCCATAGGATTATACGAATCTATCATCGCTTGACCAAAACTAGCAGCAACCTCTTTAACGTTATCAAGTTCTCCATCTTGCCTAGCAATACGTTGAGTTAAATCCGCAGCCATCTTAAATGGAACCATAGAGTAACCAATAGGAATAGAAAGATAATCTAATGAACCATCTTCATTCTTTCCTCTTACGATAGTTAAGTGCTTATCAAGTTTCCACTTTGGAATCTTTTGACGATAGTCCTCATCTATCATTGAGTTATACTTATCTAAAGCTGTAGTAACAGCTATCAATCCACCACCGACAGTAGCCGCAACCTTTGGATTCTTCATACTTCTCAAGAAGTTTTTGGCACCTTGAATAGCTGGATTAGAGAATAAGTATATTGCTTTTAGTGCATCTCCTTCTCTACCCTTTAATTTAGGATCGAAAGAACTGTTACGAGCAGCAAATGCAGCTTGATCTCTAGTCATACCAGAAGCTAATCCATTTCTATACGTAGCAAATCGAGTAGAATCCTCAACAATTTCATTGATGTTATTAATCAAATCATTCAAAGCTTTTACTTTAGTCTTAGTGGGTGCATTGAGCTTCTTAGATAATTCATCCATTCTTTTCTCAATGTCTTTAACTGTGTCCAATCCTAGTCCACCAGTACTACCTCCGTCTTGTTTAAATTGCTTGTACAAAGAATCCAACTGCTGTTGTCTTGGACTATCAGCCTTTCCTCCGAATAGATTTCGGCGGATAACTCTCATATCTTCAATGGGATTAAGAGTCTTGAGTGCTTGTAGTCCCTTCATCTTAGCTAGATTATTTACAAGAGCTTCAGAACGGTCACGGAACAAATTAGGTATAACGAACTCCGGCGATAATCTAGTGTACATACCGCCAAGGAATCTATTCATTCCGTACAAACCTTTAAGAATTGAGTTCAACTCTCTCTTATCTGAACCCTTGAATGTTCTAGCTAATGTAGGATCATCGAACTCAACAAATAATCTTTTGCCGTCTTCAAAAACTGTAAGTACATTTCTGTCAGCTCTTTCGTAGATAGGAACCTTTTGTGATTTAGGTTTCTTTCCTAATGATCTAGCTAACTGAGCTTCTTCGGACATATCTTTTATTACTTGAGTTCCTACAATCTTAGGCTCTCGTACTTTTATTCCTAAGTTTTTAGCAGTATCTGTATTGGATCTAAGTAACTTAACAAAAGCTAGATTAGCTTTATTAACTTCAGCTCGGCGAACTGCACCACCTAGATTATCTACGATATTCTGTGCTATATCTGATACTTCTCTCTCTGAACCAAATGCTCTACGTACACCGCTTTGTAGTGTTTCGTATCTAGTAGAACTAGAGGTTAAAATCTTTTGAGTATTGGCTACATCATCAGTATCCATTATGCGATTCAATGGCACGTAGTCCGGAAACTCTTTACGCAATCTATCCGCTTCTTTCTTTGATATTAATCCACCTTCTTCAAGAGTATCTAATATTTCCCTAGAAAGTTTCTTTCTGTTATCAATAGAGTTCTTTAGTGTTTTATCTAATCCACTATCTTCAAATTTACTAATGATAGATTTAGCTTCTTTAGTAGATATGCCAGCGGCTCCATCTCCGCCGAACTTCAAACGGTTAGCCTTATTGTAAGCAACTGCGTGTTTAGCGTACAAATAATCATTGATGCCTTTTGATAACTCAGATGTAGTTTTCCCTATTTCATCTGATTTGTTTAATAAAAATGCAGCATCTAAATTTATTTCGTCTTCTACTCTTTGAAGTTTTGAATCAATCTTTCCTTCAGCTAATCTTCTTTGTAGGTAGTAATCCATTTCATCTGAAGTAACCTTCAGTTTACCACCTTTAGTTTTTAGCTGACCACCAGCAGATATATCTTGCAATAACTTAGCTCTAATAAATTCATCATCGTACTTCTCTCTGATATTGATTCCAATATCTTGGTATCTTTTAGCTACTTCATCAGAGAACTCTTTTGATGTTTTCTCTACTCCATCTACAATTATCTTAGCATCTGGATCACCTCGGCGAAATGCTTCAGTCAGATTACGAGTGGGCATACCGGCAAACTTAGTATACGCTTTTTCAAATGCTTTTCCAGTGAGTCCTAATCCTCCACCGAGAACAGCTCCGGTTATACCAGCTTTTGTTAAATCTTCTAAAGTAGGAAGTTCTTCTTTATTTACAATAGCTTCTACTACTTGAGCTCCACCAGAGATACCAGCACCGATTGCTGCTTGAGAAGCTATACCTTTTACTACGGATTTACCAACTCCGACTCCCGGTATAAGATTTATCAAAGCATCTGCTACCATTTGACCTTGGTCTAACTCAGCATTTGGATCTATTATATTTTGGCGTATCCTAGAACCCATAGCACCACCACCTAATGCACCTACAACGTATCCAATGCCAGCTCCGATAGCTGTACCTACTCCGGGGGCAAAAGCTGTACCTATAGCTGCTCCAGTAGCTGCACCACCTAGTCTAGCTGTTTCTGATATAGCAATATCTGTAACAAATCCAGCACCTATTTTAGCCAAAGAAGGTTCTTCCTCTTCTCTTTTTTTTCTCAAGTAATCTAAGTCTAAAGTCGGACCTCCAGTAGGCTGACTTGTTTGACTCTTATATTGCCTTAAATATTCTAAATCTAATGCCATTGCTACCTTTCAATAAAACCAAGTGCTTTTAAAGTTGGTACAAGTATATTTTCTTGAATACTTGGACCTAATTTTCTAAGTTGTTCACTTCCTAAAGTTGGTTCAATTGGTGCGTCCGGTGAAAATTGTGTTTTAAATTGTGTGCTTTCTGGTCTATTTAATAAATTTAATAAGAATGCTATTGTATCAACTGGAAGACCAGCTACATTACTTGGTAATTCAGATACCTCTTGAGTTACTACATCTCCAACTGTTTGCTCTGTTGGAACCTCTGATACCACTTGTTCCGTAGGTGTAGGAGTAGGTGTAACCAACTCTTCAGTTCGTGCGGCTTTAAGTGATTCCAAGTAAGAAGGTATAGCATCTGCTGGCATTCCTAATAACTCTAATGCTGTTGCATTTTGAGGATTATCTGGATTCTGTTTGATTGCTTCTAATTGTTCTGCTAATTTTTTGTTTCCAGCTCCAGTAATTCTAGTTTCAAATCCCTCTATATCAAATGGCAAAACTTCTGGCTCTGGAGGAAGAGGTAAACCTAACTCTTCAGCTATATCTTTTCTTTGTTCTTGTGGGAACTGAGATAAATAGTAAGCACCTTGAGCTATTCTTTGATCTTCAGCTTTTTTTCTAGCAACTTGTGCATCAATTAGACTGCTTTGTAAATCTTTGTTTCCAGCTGCGGCTGTATAAAACTCTTTGCTCATTCCGGGAACAAGCTCTTCTAAAGCAGCGATAGTCATTTTCTTCTGCTTCTTTTCTTCTTGCTTATCGGTAAAATCCTTGACAGCTTCATTAATGCTACCAGCTAAGTTTACAGCAGCTTGTTGCTCCAAAGCCCCAGCTTGAATCGCGGGGCTTATATCAAGTTGAGATAGTCTAATTGGTGATGATCCTCTAAGCATAATTATGGAAATGTATATCCTCCGAATGGTAATTTTTGTGGAATTTGACCTCCAAAAGGACTGATGTTACTAAATGAATCTAATTGACCTTGTATTTGTCCGGCTTGATTTAATAAGTTTTGACCATAAGAGCCAATTTGAGCTCCAGAAATCATAGATGTAGGTTGTCCGAAGTTCATATTACCTAAAGTACTTCCGATTGAACCAAACATATTGCCTAGTATCTGTCCACTTGCCGCAGTTCCTTGAGCTTTTGCTAGTCCTTCTCCTAAGATAGCTTGTGCTTTTCTCAAGTCCTCGGCGGAACCTATGTTGTAAGCTTGTCCGGGGTCTGTTACTTGTGGTCCAAGTCCAGCTTCTAAGAACTGACGTTCTTCTATAGAAGGTGCACCAAACATAAATTTAAATGGATCAACAGCGGCTTGACTAGCTGATTGTAAAGCTCTTTGACGTGCTCTACCAGCTTGTTCTTCAAATGCTGTCTTAGCGGCAGTTCTTCCTAGAACAGCTTGTGCGATAGCTCCTTGACCTCTTCCTCGACCTTGGCGTACTGCTAGACTCAAAGCATCTTGTTCAGCTGTCCTTGCTCTTTCACCAGACAATGGAGCCGCAGCTTCTTGTGTTAATCTTTCAGCTTCGGCTAAATCTAAACCGGCTAACTGTGCCATTCTTGGATCCTCTAAGGTTGACCTAATGTCTGCACCGTATTGACCTAATAAACCTAACTGACGTAGCTTAGATTCTTCTTGGATGTCACGCACTCCTCGTGCTCTTTGTTCGGCTAACTCTTGAAACTGAGGAATAAGTTCCGCTTCTCTACTTAAAATAGTAGACATTGCCGGATCTCCGTAAATACCAGTGTCTCCGTACTGCTGTGTAAATATCTCAGAAGGATCTCTAAATTGTCCGTAAGCGGATTTAATTGCAGCCGCTCTTTGACGAGCTGCTTTTTTAGCCTTTCTACTTCCGAAGATACCACCTAAAATATTACTTCCTATTGCTATTGCTGTTCCGGGGTCTATGCACTTAACAGCTCCTATCTTTACGAAGTAATTAAAGATAAGATTATCTAAAGGTCTAAAAAATTCTATTAAAAAGTTTTTCATATTAAGCTGTTCTTTTCCACATATATACTACTATGTACGGTTGTAAATTTGTATGAGCTGATGATGCGTTTGTCCCACCAGTTGTGCCAGTTTGACCTAAATCACTAGCTCTACTATTTCCGGGTTCTGCACCACTACTACCATCAAAACTACCACCAAGTAAAGTATGACTATGAGAAGGTAATCCAGATTGTGCCGCAGTAAGAGTGACTTCTTTTACACCACCAGTTTCTTCTGCTGCATCAAAGTCTGGATCACTAGAATCAATACCTACTAGTACTCTACCAGCACCAAAAGCCGTCCAAGTACCAAAACCTAATAATGTTCCGGGATTTGTTCCGTCCGTAGCATTTGTATAAATAGAACCAATCGGATAGATAGTATCTAGAAATGATTGTGCAATCTCGGTTGTAGTAATAGCATTAGGAGCGATTGTAATAGCACCGCCAGATAAAGTAGTCTTAGTGTTGTCTACAGCAGCTGAACTAAATACAGCAGCATCAAGCATTTGATTCAACTTACCAGCTGTAAGTTGTTCACCGTTTGCGAAAGTTTTTCCTTTTGTTATTACTGACATAATTTAAGATACTAGGGATACATTGAAATATGTTCTTGTTCCGTTAATTACTGTAGAATTACCAGCTATATCCATCAATTTTACTTCTAAATAATCACTAGCAGATAATAATGCAGTATGACATATGTTAATATGAACTGTGCTTGTGTTTATAGAATTATAATCACCGTGGACTCTAGCAATCTCACTGCCATTTTTAAAAATAGCTATACCAAAGTCTCCATTATCAGTTTCTAAAGTAGCAATAATAGAATTAATAATATATACACCGGCAGTGCCTATAGTAATCCTTGAGTTATTAGTTGAGTTATCGTGCAAATTACTCGCGTCTGATATTTCAGAATCAAATGGAACAGTAAAAGGAACACTACTTACGGTAACAGAACTTGAAGTATTAGTTAACAAGCAATTTACTTTTTTAGCCGCAATCTCATTGTCCACATAAGCTTTAATACTTTGCTGTGTAGCTACAGAAGTAGCACTATCAGATGACATATTGTCTTCATCTAGAAGACTTACTTCTGAAACATCTCCTTCGCTTCCAGAAACATTACCAAGAACTTTGGCTGTACTTATGTGCTGCATTTTAGCAAAAGTAACACCAGTTGTTTTACTACTACTGTCTGATATATCAGCAGTAAGTATACTAGTTACTGTTGCATTATTTACGTGGTTATTTAGAGTTGTAGAAGTGATTGTATCACTACTTCCAAATCCACTACCGCTATTTAAGCCAGATGCTACTGTTGCCATTATATTGCTTTATTTGTTGATCTAAATGTTTCGACACCAGAAACCTTCACTGCCCTCAGTTTAGGTCTACCAGTGACTCTTGTTATTTCTATATCGAGTCCATATGCTCTCTTGTTACCTATTCTACCACGAATGGCAACATCTTCTTCAGCCGCTAAGTTAGAGCCTCCGTTCAAAGATTTTAAACTATTTAAGCTAATATTTTCTTCATCAATATTTTCTGTATTCT